TTGTGGTGAGATGATTTGATCCAGTGCCGGTATAAGTTGAATACCCATGTCCAGCCGTAAAAAGAGGTGTTGAGTCTCGGACAAGTCTAAATGAAATTCCTGTGTTGGCGGTGTTTATAAGAAAGTTTTGAATCGCATATTCCAGTTTTACTTTACTTGCTGTGGAAGCAAGAGTAATCGAAAGTGATAACCCGATGTCTACCCAACTCGTTGTGGCTATAGAAACTAATGTATCATTTGTGGCAGAAACAACATTAGATGGAAGCGAGCTGTCCCAGTTATCATTGCCCCGTATCGTCGTAGCCATTAGTCACCTACCCCGTCAGTCAACTCAGCCTCATCTACCGTCCATGCGTTTCTAAATGTTCTGTCGCTCGGTACATAGGAGTCCTCCACGATCTTAAACTTGAGTCCCGTTGGCACATCCTTTAACGCAGTCTCCCTATCGCTAAGTGGACAATTGGGTGCTGGTGTCATTACACAAACATTTCCGTCTGCTTCTTGATATATAATTTTCATTTGTTTGTACCTTAATTTGCGAATACGACGAGCGAAACGAGCGTAGCGTCAACCGTAGTGCTATTTTCTGCGTGATATACATGGACGTAAGCTGTTGACGTACCAAGAATAGCAGTCTCTACACCTATCCAGTTAAGTACTGCATTGCCAGTTATTAATGCGACATAATTTCCGTTAGGCATTGGATTTGTAAAATTGACAAGTTGATTACCAGCGGCGGTATCAGTAATACTACTAAAGCCGTAAACATCACCCGTACCATTTAGTGTCCCTGTGCTTACAGTCGCCATATTCCATGTTATAAATGCCTTAGCCATGCGCTTATCTAACGCTGGAATACTGGGCTGAGTCGTTGACGTACCATCTGAGTGCAGGAGGGTATTTGCTTTAATTGTACTCATGTTACTGACCTCCGAAGATGTGAACACATAATGATGAAACATCTAGTGCAGCCTTTTGGTTAGCAAGGCCAGTAGGGTACACAGCTTGAACGGCAATATGGTCAGCGGTAGACGCAGAGGTAATTTCACGAGCCATTGTGTTATTGGTTGTTACCGTAGCACAGTAGTTTGTGGTTGCCATTGTAGTAACAAAGGTAGCGCGGTAGTAACCCGTACTTAAATCCGTAATGCTTGAAACATTCTCAGAATCACTAATAGCTATTGTTCCTGTGCCATTTAGCCTAACCCACGCGGTACATATTAACCTCTGACCTTTGACCGTAGGTATGCCGCCCGATGTATTCTGAATATCGTTTGCTTTAATTGTACTCATACGATTGTCCATGTGGAGTTGTTAGGCACTGTTACTGTTACCCCTGAGTTGACCGTGATTGGCCCTGCTGTCATAGCATTCTTGTTAGTGGTGATGGTGTAATTTGTAGTTATAACCATTGCGTTCTCATAAAAGACCTCGCCCTGCACAACCTTGGCATCAGTCTGCGCTTTGGTATAGGTGTCTGCAACTGTGAACGATTTAAAGGCCACTATGCGAACGATTGTCCCTACGACTGCTCCATCATCTAGTACCACTGCCGTACCGTTAGTTGCTACGTAGTCGGCTACGGGTATGTCCAAGCCACCATAGGTTACGTGTATGTTGTTTGCGCTGTACGACAATGTTTGACCATTGACATCTACGCCTGAAAACGAGGTCTGTCCTGCGGTTGCGATGTATTCGTAAGTAAACAAAGAAGATGTGCCTGATGAACTTGCGGCAATCCAAACCGATCCATCATACACTTGCATACCTGTGCCTGTGAGAAAGTACAGTGCGCCAAGAACTAAAGCCTCACCATCATTGTCAACGCTAGGTTCGGAAGATTTAGCGCCAAGGTATTTATCATCAAAGTTGTCTAAAGACGTTACTAGACTCGCTGCCGCTGCCTGTGCTGCATCTCTTGCAGTTTCCGAATCGCCTTTTGCATCTTCGGATAAACCTTGTGCAGTTACTGAAGCATTCTTTGCAGTTACCGAATCATTCTTTGCAGTAATAGATGCATCTCTTGCATCTTCGGATAAACCTTGTGCAGTTACTGAAGCATTCTTTGCAGTTACTGAAGTATTCTTTGCAGTAATAGACGCATCTCTTGCATCTTCGGATAAACCTTGTGCAGTTTCAGAATCATTCTTTGCAGTTACTGAATCATTCTTTGCAGTTACTGAATCATTCTTTGCAGTTACTGAATCATTCTTTGCTGTAATAGATGCATCTCTTGCACCTTCGGACAAACCTTGTGCAGTTACAGCGTTATTCTTTGCAGTTAAAGCATCAGCCTCATGTTGGGATGCATTGTCTTCGGACGCTTGAGCTGCAGCAACATTAGACGCCAGGGATGTCGTGCTGTACCCACTAGCTTCTATGCCATTTGCTGTTGCATTGAACTGCAGCGTTTGGTTAGCCACCGGGTCACTTATACCAAGGCTGCCTGTTACGCCTGTCGAGACTGGCAGTATAGGTGATCGGGCTACCCGCTCTTCAAGCTCTTGGACTAACATTGTCAGCCGATCGAAGCCGTCCTCGATGACCTCGGGGTAGAACGTGCCCTGGTTGGCCAGGTCGACTCCCTGGCTAGCAACTAGGTCCCGAAATACTGTAAGCTTTTTGCCAGTTGCCGGAGCAGTCAGCATCGTAATAACGCCACCCGGTGAACTATCCTGGTTGGCGTTTATAGAGACCGTGTAGTGGGTCGAAACGCTTTGAACAGTTTCAACCGCTGTTGCACTTGTCAATACTACAACGACGTCTGTAGTCGCGAACACCGCGAATGCAAAAGGAAATGAAGTCGTACTCGAGTTGCCGTTAAACTTCGCGACATTTGATGTGTTAGCTACTGTCATAGTTTTAGTTTACACCGAGGGTAGTTAGGTTCAGCATTAGTCGCGACGCTCTTTAAGCATGATGAATTCAAAGAATGTAAGTGACTCGCCGTTTATTAAATCCATTGTGTTATTTTGCAAGATCCAGGCTTGACGCGATGGCAATCCGAAGTAGTAACCCGCGCCCATCACCATCGTTTTATAAAAGCTTTCGCTAACCAACGCGTCGGCGGGGTCAGTGGTCAGCCCAGCAACAGCTTCCGTTGCGTTAAGAATGTCGGTAACAGCACCCGCGATTGGCGTCATTTGATAATCGTATTTACTCGATAGGGCGCTGGCAATATCTCGCACTAGCACGACAGTCATAAAGGGGTAAGCGATTATTAGCTTAGCCATCCAGGATGTGTAATCTTCATCTTCGTCTTCATCTGGAAAGCGGCCCGCGATAATCTCACCGAGCACTGCTGGCATTACAACCATGTAAATCAAACTTTGTAAGTTAATTGCCACTTTCTTGACTGTGATTTCTTCTTCGCGACGTGAGATGTTTCTACGTCTACGCATCAAGTTGTACATCGCTGAAAACGCCGAATAAAACAATGTCGCGCTTTTCTTGCGACCGTCGCCTTGCTGAATCATCGCCAAGTCTTTAGCCGTCCCGTTCCCCTGCGTCATGCGCACGACACTGTCAGCTTCAGACACTGCATCGCTTTCCGATTTATTCTCTGACAAGGCTTTTCGATAAGCCCCAAGCCAAGTTGGCATTGAGATGGTTAGGTCCATAAATCCAATGTGTTCAAAACCCCACTTCTGGATTTGCTCTAGCACACTAGTTCCATGTGTTAGCATTCGCATCGCATCATTTACATCGCGATCAAAGGATGTCTTTCGGTTACGCATAAAGATTGACTTCTGCATTACCTCTTCAGCTTTCTTAAACACCTGTGCAGGGTTGCCGTAGAACTCTTGTATCCCGGTCATCGCCCAGCCAAGCCCTAATATTTCAATAGACTGCGTCATGCCAAGTGGTTGAACGATGGCGGTTGATAATTTGTAAGCCATATTTACGATGGTGGTATTTTTGCGCAGGGCATTGAACAGCTTTGACCCCGCATCGGTAGCGAGTTGTCCACTCCCTGCAACGTTGCCAAGCCAGGGGCGCATGTCTTCATACACATACTCACCCGCCACTCTTTTAATTGCGTCAACGGTCCTTTGGTCTTGAATAACCCGATCGGTCTGAATGATAGCTTCGCGAAACGCGATGTCGTGTATCACTTGTGCAAGATGATTAGTCATGACAGTAATGTCTAATTTGACGGGCAGACCTCCCGACCCCACTCGCTCGATAGCGTGACCTTTACGCGTCGTCGGTTTGATGAAGTTATCTGACAGGTTCTCCATAACGTCGGTTTTACTAGTTCGCTCCTGGACCTTCGAGCTTTTTTTAGGATCAAAGATCAGTGGGTAGTAGCCGCCAGGGTAAGTACCGAAGGGGGTTTCTACCGGGCTGCGTTCTACTTTCTCAGGCACAACACCCGTTAACTTTTTCTGCAGAGCAGCTATTGCAGGCCAATAACTGTCTATAAGATCCCAAACTTGTTGGATGGTGTCCCAGTCGTTCTTTGTCATATTGTCATTGAGGAAACGCTCGATATCGACAGCGTCAACACCCTTGCGAGCAAGCCCTTCAGTGAGTGACGTGCGGTTACCTGAGTTGCCCCAGTTGAGCGCAACACTCACTAGCATGTTCTTATTCCAGTGATCGCCGCTGGTGAACGACAATTCGCGTTGGAGGTTTTGAAACGTCTCACTATTAAGTATGTCCCCGAGTTGCGTTCCAAGCTCTTGAATCATCGCAAGCTCGGTGTTCTCCGCATCAGCAATTGGCTTAAACAATAAGTTCCACCACAGCCCGCCTTTTACATCGCCGTCCATTTGCTCCGCCAAAAACTCCATCTTGATATGCTCAGCTCTTAATTTGCTGACCAGGGTTGGGTCCATAAGTGTGGTGGAGTCTTCGTACCGACTGCGTTTGTTATACGCATCTGGATCGTAGATTTCGGGGTTGACCTCGAGCGCGGTCGCATAGGCTTGATCCATCGTTTCGTTGTAGTCTCGCAACTCCTTGCCGACCAGGATCTGCTGCTTAAGTTTGGCAAGGTGTTCAATGTTGCGCAGGCTGTCAACCAGGGTAATTAATTCTTGTACAGGCATGTCCTTAAAGTTAGTTCGCAACTTTTCAAGATACTTTTTAGGCATCTCGACGCTGCCGTGCGCAGCCATTTGCTCGTCATACCATTCACTAAAAGCCTTTCTTCGATCTAACTCTTTTCCTGATACGTTTTGTTTTAGACTGACGGCTTCGAGGATCGAGTCGATCTGATCTAAGTAGTCGCGTGCAAGTTTCTTTCGCACACTTGGCTTTGCAAACTTAGTGAGATACTTTCGATCTTTAGCCACTTGATCTCTGATTTTAAGAGTAACGCTGTAGAGATGCAGGTTTAAAAGTTGTTGTGCTTTGTGCTTGTAAGCATTGCCATGATCACCCGCCAGCATCGCCCTTGTTGCTTCTTGCGAGTGCTTGCGCATGGCTTGCAAATGTTTGTTTGGTTGTAAGTCACGGACCTTAAGTGCGGCCACCCGGCTTCTCGCGATCTCGCGCAGAGCTTGCTGGGTGATTGGCTTGACGCTCGCACGTCTCGCCAGTACGCGCAGCTCGGCGTAGATGCCGCGCTTGCGTTGTTTATCGGCCACTACCTTCATCGCTTCCTGCGTCAGGTTGTCTTTATGCGTTAGGCTTTGATACCTTTCAGACATGATCTTGCGAACCTGGGGGTTAACAATATCTTTTAACTTTGGTGCTGATACTAATTCGTTAATCATTTCGACGCCCGACGCATAACCAAACATAGATGCCAGCTGTGCTACATCCATGCCCTGCGTGCTCACCATGGCGAACTTACCTTTGGGTAGCTTTTTCCAGGTCGCGTCTTTTTCGTCACCCATATTTTCGATCAGCCACTGCTTGCTGAGTTTAACGCCCTCTAATCCAATCGGTACTTGTCCGCCAGGTAACGTGCCGTACATCAGCAGATGTCGGATTCGGTAAACGTTTTTAGCTTCGTACTTCGCAGTGATTTCTTCAGTTAGCTTTTTGCGCTCAGCTTTTTGCGATTGCGACTTTTCTTTTTCAAGCTCAGCCATTTGCTTCTGGCGGACTTCAGCCAGCGATTCGCTGTGCGCTCGTTCTGCTGCAATCTTCATGTCGAGGAATTCTTCTTCGGAGACACCCGCCTCTTCAGCAGATTCAAACATCAATCCAAACCCTGCGACTTCTTCTACTTCATTAATTGCATCTTCGGTTGCGAGCATGCGGTCCATAACTTCACGCACGTCATTATTGAGGGTAACGTTTAACTGTCTGAGCTCTTTGTATATGTCTAACAGCCAGCCCATAAAACGGTCAAACACCGATTGCAATTCAACGCTTGGGGCTTTGCCTTCGCGCAGGTAGGCTTCAAAGCCTCGAGCGAATTTCTCGTGTTGCTCAGTGCCTATTTCGGTAGTGCCAAACCAGTCGGTCAGCGTCTTCATCATGGCAACGAGTTGTGGTTTGGCGCCTGGCTGTGCGGCTAGATCTTTAGCGATTTCAAGGAATAAGTGCCCAGATTCATGCAGAAACGTAGACAGATCTGCGCCTTGCATGAGCTTGATGTAGGTTGTGTTTTCGCCAACGCCTGCTGCGGGGAATGTAATCGAACCCTTGGGCGCGTCCTTTTCCTGATTGAGGGTTAGTCCTTCTGCTTGGGTTTCTTCTTGTCCGGGGACATTGGGGTTTGAGCTTGCGCCAACCGCGCGAAGAGGTGATTCGCGCCCGCCTGAGAACTCTGCGATGAGTTGGTCGAGTTTTTCTCTGTTGACTTCTTCGGCTTCATACCAAGGGTATCCTATTTCGCGGAATGTTTTAACGGAAAAACCTTTAGGGATGACACCTTGCGCGGGCTTCCGAACCTCGGTCAGCATCTTCTTGAAGTCTTCCAAACCAAAACGGAAAGACTCCCCCTTACTGTTATTGTACGATATGTAGGGCTGGTTGTCACTGTCACGGGCGTAGATCGAACCAAACGCAAACTGGTGGAATCTGCCCTCGGGGGCGCCAATGTCATAGAACGGATCAGCCTCGCCATTGGCGAAGTCAACCAACCCTTGGATTGTGGGGTGGGCTACAACTTGCCCGGAGTTAAGCACCCATGATTCCCAGTGGTATCGGCTCACGCTGGCATCTTCAGGCCGACCAAGGGCAGCATACAACTCATCTACCCGCAGCAGGAGGCTACGCTCTAACGCTTCGTACCTTGCCAGTCCATGCGCATCCTCGAAGAGCCCAACGACGTCATCATATATCAGCTTGCCATACTGGCCCGCGTCCCACATCGTGTTGATCTGAATCCTGTCCATGACCATGACGTCGGTGCGCCCTGATAACAGCAGGACAAAAGAGAGCACTTTGTTCTTAATGCCGACACTACCTGCTAGCCCGTAGAACCTGCGACGAACTTCAGCACTGCTGATGTCTCGATCTGCAATCATGTCGTGCAAATGCTCGAGAGCGGATCGACCATCAGGCATTCGCTTTGACATCTTCCTCAAGAAGTCCTTGCCAAAATCATTCATGTTGGAGGTGCCCTGCTTGCCCGGCGCGAAGTCAGGGATGATACTACCTGCCCACTCTGCGTATTTTGAAAGGTCGGCGTCGGTCCACTCACGCTCCAGCGCGCTGTTCACTATTTCCTCTAGCTGGCCGCTGTTCACGGCATCGAGGAAGGCAGACTCATGTGGGTGTGTCGACATCCTCCGGGACAACATGCCCCACAGCATGAGCTTGCCTGTGATCAGAGGGGCTGCCCCTCCAGACGCATACAGCTCGGAGAATTCTTCTACTATCTCGAAGCCTTGCGATGCTGCTGCCAATTGCTCTGGCGTCAGTTTCGAGTGTCGGTCTGCCCAAACACTGACATCTGATGCCATGTCCAAAGCATCAAGTGGCGCTGCTGGTGTTTCGTTATCCCCAAGTATCTCGCGCTCGAGGGCGTACCAGTCGTCCACTGAGTTCAAAGGATCGGGGTGGTTTACCGCTAGCTCATCAAGAAGTTCTGATTGCTTCTCGACATTCTTATCGTGGAGCACCTTGGGCAGCTTTGACTTGCCACTGACCTCGCCCTCAGTCCTAGTGATGAAATAGCGTGGCACGCCGTGCTTATTATCTGGGGCTGTCTGATAGAACGTTGTGTTCTGCACCTTCTCGCCATTAACAGTCAGCACTGTGAGGTCATTCTCATCAAACACAACAAAGTTGCGAGTGCCCTCACCCTCGGACCTACTGTTATCGTCTAGGTATTTGATGCCTGGTATGCCAGCTTCACTAAGTTTTTTACTAGCTGTTTTCTGGTCAGGGAACAAGTCACTAATAACCTGCTGCCCTGTTATGCTCGTGCTAGGCGATTGCTCACCTTTGAGTTTATTTATTCGTGTCCTATACCCTTCCTCTAAAGATGGGTTGATAGCTATCTTACTTTCCATGACATTTATTCGCCGTTGAAGGTCAGGGTCTGGTGAGCCACCACCCGTAAGATATGGTTTTAAAGCATTCCTAACACTCTCAGGCTGCTCACTCAAAGGCTTATCCCAATCAAGCATCTGCGCTATCTTTTCGTCTGGGAGGTCTACTTCGTAATCAAACCCAAAACTTTGGAAATTAGGTTTAATTTCCTTTCTAAACCAGTCGCCATGCCCTAGGCCGTTAGCCCATGATTCTACTTCCTGTGGCGTTTCATTACTCATTAAGCGCTCTATTAAACCTGCTTTTTCATATCCATCTTGCGCCACTGCGTTATCTTTTGACCTATCCGCTACTCTTGATAAGTCGTCGTAATATTCATTAATTTGCTTACCGCCAATCTTCATTTCACTAGGGTCGTAAGCTAAATTAATTCTATACTGGTTGGCAACATCCTTATTTTCAGCAATATAAGTGCCCCATCCGTAAGCCTGAGCGCCTTCACCTGTTCCCATTTTGGAATGGTCGAATTTACTAAACCGATATGGGGATCCGTGGTATACCGTCTGCTGCAAAATGTTCGAGCTATTCGCGAAGTCTGGATCGAATGCCGCGTTGGTAGATCTGATGTTCTTAGGGTCGAACACCACTACGTCTCCTCCGTCTTGATACGAATCGTACCCTCCAGCTTCTAGAACCTTCCTCTTAATGGTCCCTGATATGTCCGATTTCATTCTCCACGTTTGAGCGTACTCAGGTACTACAGCCTCTCTTACCCAGTCCTCGTTACGGTAAACACCGTTCTCAATCAGTTGCTTTTCATACTCATCGAGCATCGCTTGGGACGGCTTAACGTCCCCGACAGCGGTGTTACTTACTCTGATAAAGTAGGGCTTAGCTTCGCCGTATTCAGTAGTTTCGGTTGGACTGAAATAAACACCTTCAACATTAGTTGATCTATTCAACCGGGCTGCATTCAAATCAAACTCATCGAAAGTATTAGGGGATGCATGCCATTTAACGTTGGCTGTATCGAACCCCATCCCTTG